AACGGCAGATGGACAGCGCCGGCCGGTCTGATGAGATGTCTTATCAGATTATGAAAATGGGTGAAGAGCTAAAGCGTGATGTTGAGTCTGCATTGCTTGCTAACCAGGCTAAGGTCGTTGGTAACAGCTCTACAGCGCGAGTCACAGCAGGCATTGAAACGTGGCTTGCAACCAATACCGATTTCGGCGGCGGTGCCGGTGCAGACCCGACAGGTGACGGCACCGATACACGTACCGATGGTACGCAGCGGGCTTTCACAGAATCACAGCTCAAAAGTGTGCTGGCGTCCTGCTATGACGAAGGCGGCAAGCCTGACATGGTCATGGTCGGGAGTTTTAACAAGCAGTCATTGAGCGAATTTTCAGGCGGATCGACTCGCATGATTGACAGTGACGAGAAGAAGCTGGTCAATGCTGTTGACGTTTACGTGTCAGATTTTGGCACATTGACTGTCATGCCAAACCGTTTCCAGCGAGCACGAACGGCACTTGTACTTGAAATGGACAAATGGAAGCTGGCAACGCTTCGTGATTTCCAGTCGAACCCGCTTGCGAAAACGGGTGATACTGACCGCGAGCAATTGCTGATTGAGTACGGCCTGGTGGCCTCAAACGAGGCATCCAGCGGCGCCATTGCGGATCTGACCACAGCGTAAGAACTGGCATAAATAATGGCCCTCGGAAGGGGGCCACATCTTAAAGAGGAAATTATTATGTCAGCTCATAATCTAATAAAAGTCACGCTACCATTCTACATTGCAGATGTATCAACCGCAGGCCAAATCTATGTGCCTGTGCCTGATGAATTCGGCGGTGAGGTTGTTGAAATCCGCACAGCCTTGAATGGTGCCATTGGTACAGCCGATGTTGATTTGACCGCTAAAATTGGCGGCACTGCCATGACAAACGGCGTGGTTACAATCGCTTTCTCTGGCAGCGCAGCCGGTGATGTTGATGTGGCAAGGCCCAGTGGAGCCAATGCAGTTTCAGCCGGTGAGTCTATTGAGATTGAAACCGATGGAGCCAGCACAAACACGATAGAAGTTTTTGGCACCATCGTTATCAAGAGGTAATTATGAAACGTCTGGTAAAGATTACCACCGAGGGCACAGGGGCCACGACAGGCGGCAGCAGCGCCACTATCGCGATACCCAATGACAGCTCTGGCGAACGTGCAACCAAGGTGCTGATAACCGTAGAGGGGGCCACGTACGTACTACCTGGCCCTTCAGGTGCAACGGCTACCACATCTAGCATTATCGTCAGCCACGACAAGCCATTGCTGCTTGATGTCATGGGTCTGACTCACATTGCACATCTACAATTAACAGCAGCACAGCGTATAACGGTTACGCCAGTGGAGTAAAAGCCTGATGCCCAGATTGCTGAACGTTCGAGGCGATATCACTGAGGCTTTCCATTTCTCACAGCATGATGAGTCATTTGCGGTTCAAACATCTCAGGATGTTGAGCCGTATCTGAATGCCAACGCAAAAGACCGCTCACACAATGCAGAAAACTGGCAGGGTGAGATGCACAAAGTCGCATCGATTCCGTTTACAGTGATTCAGCAATGGCGAAACGAGTTGGGTGATGACCCTTTAGCGGCTCGAAACCGCAATTGGTTTATTGCGAAACTCAACTCCAATGAGTTCAACATGCTGCGCACAAAAGAGGGCCGCATCTAATGGCCCTTGATAATCACTCGAACCTCACAGCCTCAATCATAAGCTGGTCTCATCGACAAGATATCAGCGCGATTGTTGACGATTTCATTGAGCTTGCAGAAGCCGAGATGTTCGCGATGACAGGCACTCTGCGCGATGGTACCCGTATTGATCCATTGATGCTCAGGAGCATGGAAAAACGCGCCACGGCTGATGCAGATGCCACCATGCGGTTCCTGGCACTGCCGGCCAGCTTCCTGAAAATGCGCCGCATGTCTATTGTCAAAAGCTCTGGCAATGAGGATATTGTTTATCAGGCACCTGAGCAGATGCAGGTGTTAGGCACCACCGCACAGCCTGAATTTTTCACAGTCACTACGCAGCTCGAATTCAACCGCAAGCCGGACATCGAATATGCATTGGAAATGGCCTATGTTGCCAAGGTGACACCGCTGACAGCGGCAAGCCCAACCAATGTCGTATTGACGGAATTTCCAAACATTTATTTGTTCGGTAGCTTGTGGGCGTTATTTCAGTATGCCGCTGATGAGGAAAAATCCGAGTTCTACTACAATAAATTTGTCCGAGCCGTGCAGGGTGCAAACAAGCAAGACAAGCGGGGCCGCTACGGGCCAGCGCCATATATGCGAATAGAAGGCCGCACCCCATGACAGTCGGGGCTTTTCGCACAGTCGGCATTAACATCGTCGGTCAAACCTACACGCACCGCAGCTTGCCCTTGTCTGCACAAATAACGATGAATATGTACCCTGAAGCAGAGGTTACAGGCAGATCCGAGGCGGCTTTAAACAGCTGGCCTGGCTCATTACCCTTTGCCACGATAAACGGCTCAGACAGGGGCATGGCGCGATTTCAGGACGAAGTTTTTAAAGTATCAGGCACTAATCTTTTTAAAATAGATAATGTGGGTGCAGTTGTAACCATTGGCACCATCGCAGGCTCAGGCCGGTGCATATTTGCGAACGACGGCACCAACCTTATTATCACCACAGGGGCCGAGGGCTATCAGTACAATGGCTCAGTTCTAACGGAGATCACCGACCCTGATTTTCAAAACGGTAATTCTTGCGCTTTTCTTAACAACAAAGTTTTTTTCGACGGCAACGGCGGCAGGTTTCAAGTTGCCGATGTGGGAGACCCTGACTCAATCCAGCCTGAGTCATTCGCCACAGCTGAGAGTGCCCCTGACGACACTATTCGGGTCTTTGCATTCAATGAGCGCGTTTTCATGTTCGGTGAGCGCACCATCGAGCCATGGTATGACGTGGGCGTTGGATCGCCGCCCGTTCGTCGCGTGGACGGTGCCACCATGAATATAGGGCTGGACGCGGTGCATAGTGTTGCAGCCTCGGACAACTTTGTTTATTGGCTTGGCAGTGATAAATCAGTTTACCGTTTTTCGAGCCACCAGCCGCAATCAATAACATCGGTAGCCATTGCCAATGATATAGAAAACTTCACCATTTCCAGTGATGCAATCGGTTTTACTATCAACCTGGAAGGCCAGACATTTTATGCCATAACATTTCCTGATGCTGGCAAGACATACGTTTTTAATGAAGATTCAAACCAGTGGTTCAACCTTTCAACCGGTACCGAACTTGACAGATATATTGGAAATTCCCATCTGTTTATCTACAACAAGCATTTAATCGCGAGTAGGGTTTCCGGCGATATATTGCAGCTTGATTTCGATACTTTTACCGATAACGGCTCAACTATAATCCGGCAACGTGTTACAGCACCGATTAATGCCATTGCATTAGACAAGCCAGGCAAGCGCCTTCTTATGAGCCGATTTGAAGTGATTATGGAAATGGGCGTGGGGCTTGAAATGGGGCAGGGCGAAGTGCCACAGATGATGTTCGAGGCATCGTTTGATGGTGGCAAATCGTTTACCAACCCTGAGACAGTCAATATTGGCCGCACGGGTGAGGGCCGCATTAAATGCGAGTGGTATCACCTTGAGTCATTCTATGATGCGGTGATTCGCGTCAGCGTTTCAGATCCGGTTTTTATCTCGCTGCACAGTGCAGCCATCGACATAAAGGAGGCGGGGTGGTGATATGGCAATACCTGTTGATCCGTTTCAGCAACCGATACCGGCAGCATTCCAGAAAGATCCAGAGGCCAGAAGCTATTTCGAGTTTCTGGCCAAATGGTGCCATGATATGTGGGTCCGATCTGGCGGGGGTACGGGCGTGATTCCTGAATACTTAATTGAAGTGGCTAAAGGCAACGTGCCTGGTAATTCCATCGTGGGGGTAACCGGTGCTAATTTTGATGTTGACGTCGCCAATGATGAGGATATCTGGGGGCCAGGCGGAACACTGGTATACCCGACAGCCGAGGAAGCCTGGGAGGTCGTATCTGATAGTGCCAGCGATGCAGCGGCAGGTTCAGGCGCCCAGCAGGTATTAGTACAGTATCTTGACGGAGACTATAAAGCCCAGTCTGAGACAGTGACATTAAGTGGCTTAACACCCGTGCCACTGCTTGCGGTTGATTCATTCAGGCACCAGCAAAGTAACGTGATTGCGGTCGGTAGTGGCGGCGAGAATGCGGGCAATATATCAATACGCAGAGCAAGCGACAGCCTTGTCAGGAGCCAAATTGGATTTGATGCCATAACGGGCGGTGAGAATATATCAAACACCTCTCATTATACTGTGCCAGCAAATAACCGTGCTTTTCTTGTCGGGGTTTATCCTTCAGTGGGCAAAAACAAAGACATTGTTATCAGAATGAAAACCACAAATTCAGATGATGGTGTGTTTATTACACGGTTCGGAATAGGGCTTTATGAACAGACAGTACCGGCTGCGTTAACCTCACCCACCGAGGAAATAGCACCGAAGAGTGATATAAAATTTGTAGGCGAAACAGCAAACAATAACTCATCTGTATCTGTGATCTATCAGCTATTGTTGACGGAGCTATAAAATGGCTGAACTAAACAAGATCATAGGCGCACAGATAAACACATCGCCTACGGCGGTATTAAGTGCTCAGATATTGGTGGGCAGCTCAACCAGCGTGGCCCTTTCCGCAGCGCTTGTTGTTTCAGATCTTGACCGGATATCTTTAAAAGTGACCAATATGGGTAACAAGGATCTATGGGTCAAACTACAGGCCGCAGCGGTGGATAATGACAAAAAAGGCCAGCTCGTACCCGCAGGCGCCAGTCAGGTTATATTCCAGACACCCATTGCCTACGCGGGTGAAGTCTCGGGGATTATGAACTCTGGCGGGACTATGCCCGTTTTGGTGGAGGTGCTATGAGCGTACGTTATTGGGATGCCACCGCCGAGGAATATGTTGCAACAGAGGGCGAAAGCGGGAACCTGAAAATTATCAGCAAGTCAGAAGAATCCCAGGCCGTTTGTAAGAGCAACTATTACAGCTTTTCAGTAAAGTACAATGCAGCAAATGATGAACATGTTATATATGTTGAAAATACCAGTTCTACGGAAAACCTTTTTATTACCGATATTTTTATCAGCGGCAAAAAGAAAAGTGTATTTCATTTTCAAAAAGCAGATGGAAGCGGCAACGACACGGATCGAAAGCAACTCGCGGCGGAGTACACGGACAAAGCGGTCGCATCCTTACAGGCGGCCCTGAAGCAGGGCTTCAACGATTGGCAGGCGCTCGCTTCCAACCCTTAC